CAAGCGGGCCGCGCCATGCGAGCCGCGCCGGGGAAGAGTTACGCAACGCACCCGCACTGTTTGCGGGTGCGTGAACAAGACAGAGAGGATCAGCCCTCGCGAGCCCAGATGCCGCGCAGTTCGGTCACCATGTAGCCGTCAGCGTCGCCCGCGATCAGAACGACGTAGTCGCCGCGGCGCTGCGTCGCCTTGGTGTTGATCAGATCCTTGTTGTCGCCGCCCGAGATGTCGGGTCCAAGGATCATGTCGGCGGCGGCCGGATCGATGGTGGTCGCCTGCGTGCCGAAGGCGCCGCCGGAGACGATCGCGAGGCCGGAAAGCCCATCCGCGATCGAGGGCAGCGTGAGCGCGGTGCCGTCGCCGGTTGCCCAGAACAACTTGCCGCAATCCTGCGCGTCGAACGTCTTCGTTGCCGTCAGAGCCTCGCGGATCGTGTAGCGCGCCCACGGATCGCGGAACGAAGAGTTGAACTCCACGATGCCGACGCCGGCCGAAATGTAGCGCTCGAAGAACCCGACGAACGAGCCGCCCACGGGGCTGAAGGAGAACGTGTCGTCATCCGACGCATAGACCGCCTGGCGGCTCTCGTTGTCACTGATGACCGCGCCCGTCACCGGCAGCTTGACGCGGCCGGAGGTCTTGACGTCGACGTTGATCGCGGCGGCAGCGCCCGCGCTGTTGTCGGCTCGAGCGGAAGCAAAGCCAGCGAAGCGGTCGCCGGCCACGAGCGGCCGGGCGTGGCCGGACGCGGCAACGATGCCGACAGCCGCGCCCTCGTAGATGATGTCGGACGCGATCACCGGATAGGCGTTCTCTTCGATCCGCACCGCGCCCTCGTAGTCGCGCGAGCGGTTGATGGCCAAAGTGGTCATTGGCGGTATCCTTCAGGTTTGGGGGATGGATAGGGATTGATCACCGCTCGCGGCGGCGACGAGTCTCACTTGCGGAGAATGCTAACCTTGTTCTCGTTCGCCTTGAACGAGACGTAATCTTCCTTGGTCGCGAACTCGGCCCGCAGTTTGGCACCGGCCGGCGTTGCCGCCCCGTATTCGGCGGCCCAGCCTTCGGCGGTCGTTGCCGCCACAGTCGCGGTGAGGCCGGGGTCCGACTGCGGCGCCGCCGCCACCTTGCCGGTGTGGGCCTCGACATCCTGGATGCCCGTGAGCTGCTTGGCGCGCAGCGCGTTCTCGGCGCCGATGATCCGCACCGCGGCCTGCTCCGGCGTGGTCTTGCCGTCCGCCTTCATCTCGGCGATCAGGGTTTCGTGACCCTTCATCTGCGCGCCGAGATTTTCGATGCCGACGATGCGGTCGCGCTCGGCGGTCGCGCCTTCGGCGACAAGGCTCGCGCACAAGTCGGGATACTGCGCCCGCAACTCTGCGGTGGTCGTGCTCTTGGCCGGCGCAGCCGGCCCGTTCTGCGTCTCAGCCATCGGGATCTCCTTCGGTTGGCTGGTTGCTGCCGTGGCCGGTGCGGACACGGGTTCGTGTGTCGCGGCGTGGATCGCCGCGAGCAAAGTCTGCTGCGTCATCGGGATTTACCCTTTGCGGTTGATCGCGCTCACGAAGGCGTCGAACGCATCGGCGGGCTTCGCCACGGCATCGACCAAGCCGAGCCGCAGCGCGTCGCCGCTGCGGTAATCCTGCGCTTCGGTTGCCATCGCCTGTTCGGCGGTGAATCGCCCGCCGCGAAAGCGGCCGACGTGCTCGGCGAACCGCCCGCGGGCCTCTTCGACCTCGCCTCGGATTCGGTTGGCCAGCGGCTCCGGCAGCGGCTGGAACGGATTTCCGTCCGCCTTGTGCTTGCCGGCAGACAGGATCGTGACCTTGATGCCTTCGTTTTCGAGCTTGCGCGAATAATCGGCGTGCATGGTGATCACGCCGATCGAACCGGCACGGCCGAACTCGGGCATCACGATCTGCCGCGCCGCAGATGCCATGAGATAGCCCGCCGACAGCGCGTTGTCGGTTAGGATCGCCATCGTCGGTTTTGCAGCCGAGAGCTGCGCGATCATGTCGGCTGTATCGAATGCGCCCGCCATCTCGCCACCGTAGCTGTCGATCTCGAACACCACGCCCTTGACCGCATCGGCGCGCATCGCGCGCGAGACTTGCGTCTGCAATCCCTGATACGACGTTTCGCCGGACGACTTGCCGAGGAATGCGCCCTTATGAACGAGCGTTCCCTCGATCGGGATCACCGCGACGTTGCCGACCATGTCGAACGTCGCCGCGCCGGCCGCGTCATAGGCGCGGCCGAGCCGATCGCCGAGCCGGCCCATCGATGGCCGGCCGGCATTGAACGCCGCATGATCAACCGCGCCGATCGCGTTCTCGATCACGATGCCGCCGTCGACCAGCCTGCAGCCAAAACCCAGGAGGATCGCTTCGGCCTTGCGCTGGTCGATCATCAACAGCGTGTTGAGCGCGCGGGCGGCAATCAGCGGAAGACTCATGCGCGCCCCCGTGACGGTCGTTGCGTTTCGTCGTCGGTGTCGTCGTCACTGTTTTCGTCGCTACGCTGCGCATCACCTTGCGCGGCGCTGGCCGGCTGTTCCGGCACGATGCCGGCAGCCTTGATAAGTTTCACTTCCTTGCCGCGCTGCGTGATCTTCTTTTCGATCTCGCCGCCGGTGCGTTCGGCGCACACCTGCTCGCCGGTCTTGAAGCCGTTCTTGACATCGAGATCGTCGGCCTCCGCCTCCTGCTTCGGATTGAGGCTCGGGCGCGCGGCGCCGCGCCACTCGGCGCCGCAGTACGCCATGCGGATGCGCGGATCGGCGAAGAAACCCGGACGATTGAGCCGGCCCTTGGCAACCGCCTCTTCCATCATCCACTCGTAGGCGACCTGCCAGAGCCTTCGGGCGTGCGACTTGCGTTCCTTGATCCAGCCCTGATAGGCGATTTCGAGCGCGGCACGCGATGCCGAATAGCTCGCCGTAAAGTGCTTGATCAGCAGTTCCTGCGGGATCTCCAGCGCAACGCCGATCAGCCGCGTCATCGCCAGAAAGAACGGATCAAACTGCGCGTTCGGCCGCATCGGCTGCGGCACGTTGACCTTTTCGCCGGGCGAGAGGCTGACGATCGCGCCGTGGCCGAGCTTGACCTCGTTGTCCGCGAGCGTGGAATCCGCTTCGCCCAGGACCGGGTTCTCGTCATCGTCGGCAGCGGTCTCGATGAAGTACGTATGGTTGGCCGTGATGACGGCGGCATGAACTTCGGCGTCGGTGTACTCGCCGAGCTGCTTGACGAGCTCGGTGACGGGCGCAAGCCAGGGCACGCCGCGGGACAGTTCCGGGCGCAGCCGATCGAACAGATGAATCACCAGTTGGCGGCCATCGTCGTCGCGCGCACGAACGCGCTCCCATTTCAGGCCGGCGACGCGCGTCCCGCCCGGATGCTTGTCGCTTATATGGTAGGCGACCGGCATTCCATCGGTGTCGACCTCGACGCCGCCCGCTATCTTGTCGCCATCGGCCGCGCGATCCGGGTTGCTGAGCCGATCGGCTTCGAGCAACTGCAGCCGCGTGCCGTAGACCTCGCCCGGCCGCTCCCGGTAGCGCCGCACGATCAACGCGTCGCCGGATTCGCTCTGCGTGCGGTAGGCAAGCGCCGCGAGCTCGTCGCCGTGCTGGACCGCGGTCAGATCGACCGACCGCCAGAACAGCGCGAATTCCTTTTCCTGCTCGCGCTCCATCGCGTCGGCCGCCTCTTCGGTGATGCCGAGCGTTTCATGATCGATGCTCGCGATCAGCGCGAGGCCGGCGCCGACGACGTTGGTGACCCGCGTCGATAGCGCGCCCGTTGCGATCGGCACATTGCGCGCCAGATCGCGCGCGCGGGCGCGCAAATCCGGCAGATCGCCCAGCGTGTCGGCATCGGGCGAGGCTTCCGCCGGCCGCCAGCGCTTTGTCGCCCGCCGCTCGCGGCGACCGCCGTCGTAGCCGCCGACGCCCGCCATCGCCATCTGCGTCCGGCGCTGCCAGCGATCGATGCCGAGCGCAGGCGAGAGCTGCGCAATGGCGCGATCCAGCAAGGTCCACTTGACCTCGACTTCGCGGCGACCGATCCGAACAAGCGTCATTCGTTCACCACGTAACGGATGCGGCGCCGGCCGCCGGCCGATGCACCGGCAAGGTTCTTCACTTTTTCGTCCCAAAAGGTGATGTTCGCCCGGATCTCGGCGGCGTCAGCGCGCTTGAGCCGGCGGCGGCCGTTGCCGGTGTCGATCTCGTACTCCTGGCCGCTCGACACGGCAGCGTCGGCTTCAAGCCACGCCGTCAGCCGCGCTTCGGCCTGATCGATCGTGATGCCGGCCATCAGGCAATCCCCGCGCTCACGACGCGCCGGCCTCGAACGCGCGCTGGAGTGGTGGCAACAGGCGGCACGGGCCGCGGCGCGCCCGGATGAATCAGATCCTCGATGTCACCCTGGCTCGGCTGCAGCGGCACCTCGCGCTCCTGCTCGAACTTGAGCCAAGATGCGTCAGGCATACCGCGCACGCCGAACTTCGTTGCCGCAGTCTCGGCCTGGTTCATGGTGTCGAGCATTTCGTTCGCCTGCGTCTCGTCCTTGGTCCAGCGGTACACCGTGAAGCCGTGACGCTTGACCGGCTCTCGACGTTCGGCCGTCAGTTGCCGGAAGTATTCGTCCTCGAGCCCGCGCGGGAACGACACGTAACCGGGCTGCAGCGGATCTTCCTTGGCGAGATCGCGGTAAAGCGCCATCTTCATGATCGAGGCGCCGAAGTGGAAAAACCGCCCGACGTATTTGAGGATTTTTCCGGTTCTCTCGTTGCGCTCGCGCTTGACCCGCGCGATGCGCGGCGCCGAATCCTCGCCGCGGCCCCGAACCATGATCAGTTTCGACCGCGGGTGCCGCTTCGCCCATCCCCAGACATCCTCGGTCCAGGCGTTGCCGTCGATCGCCGCAAGATCAATCCCGATGCGCCGGCCGGCGGCGTTCACCCAGGTCTGCACCATCAGCGCGTCGAGCCGTTCCCGGCACGTGGCGTCGCTGATGTGACCTGGGATCACGCCGCAGTCGATCACAAAGCGGCGATACTCCCGCCCCCAGCCGACCGCCTGCCACTCGACCCGGTCGCCCTGGCAATCGATGCCGAGCGTGATGACCAGCGCGCCGGCCGGGATATTGCCTCGCGGGTAGTGCGACTGCGCGGCGCGGTCCCTGATCTTCTCCCACGGCGGGGCCTCGCTCTGCGCCCGCCATGCGCGACCGGCTGAGTCGTTGGCAAAGACGCGCTCCTGCTCCGAGTCGCCCTTCGCCTTCAGCCACTCACGCGCGAGCTGTTCGAAGCCCTGCAGGTAGGAATACGCCGACCATATCCAGAATGATCGATGCTGCCGCTTCGCGCCGGCATTGCGCGAACGCCACTCGAACCCCTTGAGCATCTGCGGCCGGTGATGCTCGTGGATTTCACAGCCGCACGCGACGCAGGTGAAGTGCGCGTTCTCGGGATGCTCGGGATCCAGCGCCGCAAGCATGTTGTCCCATTCCAGCACCTGCATCTCGGCGCAGTGCGGGCATGGGACGTAAGGGTATTCCTGCGAGCCGGCCTCGAAGCTCTTGCTGATCCGGCACCCCGGCAGCACCAGCGGCGTTGATGCCTTGAAGATTTTTGCGAAGTCGACCGCCCGCGATCGGCTGTCGGCCTGTGTCTCGGGATCGCCAGCGGTGTTGACCTCCCACTTCGAAAGGTCGTCCTGGATCTGCCGAAAGATCGTGATCTGCGACAGCGAGGCTGCCGAGTTCGCGCCCGTGATGCGAAGCGTCGCCTGGCCGTCTCGGCGCTCCTTGTAGGTGACCGAGTCCGCGACGTCGCGGCTGCGCTGCGGAAACAACCGCCTGACCTGGTCGATCCCGCGCATCATCGGCGCGAGTTTCATTTTCGACCAGAGTTCGGCGTTGGTGTCGGTCGGATGGACCGCGAGGAAGGTCCCCTTCCCCATCACCAGCGAACCGAGCGTGAAGATGTTGGCGCAGACCGTCTTGCCGATCTGCGCCGAACCCATCAGCGTCACGATCCGGCACGGATCGTCGGGCGAAAGCGCCCGCAAGATTTCATCGAAGTATGGGAAGCGCTCCCGGTTGTACGGTCCCGGAAACTGGCTTTCGTGCTCGGCGAAGACGACGTTGGCTTCCGCCCACGTCAGATAATCGATCGGCGGCTCGGGCTCGAGCGCCGCGGCGGTTGCCTGCATCGCCAGGCGTTCCGCATTGGCGATCTGCAGGCACATTCACGTGTCGGCCATCTCGGGCTCGGCCGCCTCTTCGATCTCGAACGCGACGACATCGGGCAACGCCGCGGCGGCTGCCTTCACTTCAGCCGCGCCATTGACCCGCACCTTGCGGAATTCGGCACGCAACAGATGCAGCGCATCGCGCTGCGGGATGTTGAACTGCGCCGACAGCGCGGTCGCAACCGCCGGCAGCGCGCCTTCGTAGACCGTCACCACGCTCGCGGCAACCTTGGCCATCTGCGCCGCGGCGACCTCGGCGTTGGTGAGTCGGCCGGCGCGGGCCTGTTCTTCCTCGGCGGCCCTGCGGTTCGCGCGCTGGAGCTGCTCCAGGCGCTCGCGCTTGATCTGCTCTTCGACCGGATCGAAGTTGTCCGCCGGGGCCTGTGGCTTTGCGGACGGCTGTGGTGGTGACGCCGCGGCCGGTGCCGACAGCGTCAGGTTGGTATCGATCCCGTTGCCGGCGACCTGGTCGACATCGAGCCGCCGTCGCAAATCGGCGACCGCGACCGACTCGTAAAGCTTGCAGCCCTTGCCCTTGTCGCCGGCCAGCGCGCCTTTGCCGATCTTGCCGCCATCGACCCACTGCGTCACCCGCGCCGGGCTGACGTTGCGGCGGCGGGCGAACTCGGAACGAGAGATCGGGACCTCGCCGGCAGATTCCACATTCACCGCACCGCCCTTTTTAAGTCTTTAAGCCCGGCCATTTAAGGCTCGGTTTTAAGGCAGCAACAAACCGCTGTGACTGGCCAACCGACGCGGTGCGAATTACTCGCGTCGGGGGGTGGTC